GGGCTGTACACAAAGTCTGGGGAACGCAAGTACTGTGGGGACGTGGTGAGGGACTAGACCTTGTCCCCCAGGAACTGCCGAGCAAAGTAGAACACGATGGCGGCGATCAGAGCGGTCACGGCCATGCCCGTCATAGACATCTCACCATTCTCACCGAGGAACTTGGGCACCATCGTGCTCAGTTTGCCCTGGACGGGCTTGGAGTAGGCGATGACCGCCGCCACACCCGCCAGAGCTGCATACCACTGCTCATCGGTGAGGCCAAAGGGGTTCTTGGACGAACCCGCAGAACCCTTGGAGGACTTGGACTGCTTCTGGGGTGGGGCCTGATCATAAGGCGAACCCTGAACCTCATCCTGCATCATCTGTCCTGGACCGGGCATGACTTCCTCAATCGACGACGAAAACTCCGCCATTTGAGATTCGTCTAGGTTTTTTTCAGGCTCGGTGTCCCGCAAAAGACCGGTGGGAACAGTGCGCTTATTGGAGGTGCTCTCGTTCTGTGGGGGAGGTTCGACGGATGCCGACGCAACGGGCATTGGAGTTGCCAAATCAGAAACGTTCGGATCGTACGTCAACATCTAATTTTGATTTTGAAAAGAAAGATGAACTAAGTACGCGCTCCTGATTTCTTGACAATCACGGTGCCGCCCCGTCTCGCCGCCTGTGGGGCCAATGGTTGAGCAACCGCTCTGGGATTGTAATGCCGCTGATGGTACTGCCAAAAGGCTGGTGAACCCACATGGAACCCTCTGCGGATCGGCGCCTTGTACCAGAACACACAATCAGTGATTTTGTTGCTCTTTGAGGTGTTGTCGAGAACTAGACACTCGTAGTTTTCAGTGCAGGCGTCCATGACCTGTGAAAACTGATCGAACGTCGGGAAAACACCAAAGAACGCCTTGTAAAGGTTCTCACGGTTCTGTCGGACGTTGTCACGTAGGGCGAACACATAGTCCACGTTCGTACGAATCATGGGCGTCATGTCCATACAGTACTGGGTCGTCATCATAAAAAAAATCTTCCAGTGGCGTCCATTCATAAAAAGCTGACGAATACACACGTCCCTCATGAACGATCTATCATACATGCAATCGTCCATGAGGATAAAGACGGGATTGCACCTCCCGACCGCCAAGAGCTTCTTCTGACGCTCGATAATCTTCTCGAGCGCATCTCTGTTATAGTCGCCATAGACGAACAGGTCGGGTATGAACTGCTTATAGTACCCGTTACCCTCTTCCGTGCCCGACATGGCGATACCAGCTGGAATATGCTTCTTGTGCCAGAGGATGTCCGTCACGAGCGTTGACTTGCCCGTTCCACGCTTTCCTATAAAGACGCAAACCTTGTCATCCGCCATCTTGGACGGATCGAACTTCCTGAGCTGAAGCGTCATCTACAATTTTCACGCAAAATTCAGGTTGGGCTGGGGCGCGGCCCTTTGAGTGCAGCGCTTCGAGCTGGTAAATAAATCCTTCGGATTTATTAGGAATGTCCGCTGGTTATATCCAGTTGGCAGCGATTGGACAACAGGACGCGTATCTCACAGGGGCCCCACAAGTCACTTACTTTTCAGGCGTGTACCGCCGTCATACCCCCTTCGTTCTAGAGGCGTATGATATTCCCTTCTTAGATCAACAAGTTGGGTACGGTCAGAACAACATCTGTAGAATTCCTGCAAAAGGAGATCTCGTAAGGGGCCTAACCCTAAAGTTATCCCTACCAGCCCTCAACAATCCAGGAGCCGATTGGACGTTTCCGAAGGCTCCGGATCTCTTCCCGACCCCTCCACATCTACGCATCATCAATCCGGCTGATGGATCGTCTAACGTTACCAAAACCGCAACTCTCTTGGTGCCTTCATACTCTACAAATAATGCCACGCAATGGCTGACCACCGTCTTTTCCCCATATGTTGAATACAGTTCTTCAAAAAATCAATTCGTCTTTAGCAATTGCGCTGCTATCGAGGTTGAGAACTCGGCCGCCCCCCTCGCATCCGGCGTGTTTTTCGGTCTGGACCCCAGAGCCTATTCATCCATCAATCCGGTTAGCGGAAATCTCGTGTACACCGTGAACAGTACTTCTAATTTAAGTGCAAATTCAATTTCTTTGTCGAACTTGGCTGCAAATTTCATATCGACCGTGACCCGCACCGGTGATTTCACCCTCGAACAAGCGGGATGGGAAAGGTCATCAGGCACGCTCGCCGCCGATCCCAAAGTCGGCTTCTTCACGTATCTAAACCAACCCCTTAATGTATCTGGTCAGCAATTTCTGAATTTGAAATCAATTTCATCAACTTCAGCCTACTGGACGGTTCAAGATGCATCTAGTAAGTTTGCGACGACATCTGGTGGCCGTTTACAATTCACGGCAACCGGTCTGTATGCTCTGAAGGTGGGTGTTGAAATCGGCGCCGGTTCCATTCAGACTTTTAGCTATGGATCAAGCACAAACGAATCGGTCGAGGGTGGTGGACCCGTAAATCCAAATTTTGAATATACATATACGTTCCTCGTGTCACCAGATCCTTCAATGCCTGCAGTAATTCCCATGAATATCACAAATTTATCAAACACTTATTATTTTTATACTACGACTTCGGGTACACAAATACAGGCGAATTCATACATCTCCGTCAATCCAGTTGATGAGATCTATAAACTTAGTTCGGGGATCGTCATGAACGCAAACCCGTGCAAGTTGCTCCTATCGGGTAACGTCGTGGCGCCTAGCAACACGATCGTGACCCTGAGCCCAACATCTAATATAAATTTTACAAACAGAGGCGAGTACCTGATTACAGGTGTGATTTATCTGAACAGCGGGTACGTCTCGAATGTGTCTCTATGGGAGGGTTCGAACATTCAATATACGTACGACATGTCCGTGCAGGGTCGCGACCCTACATTCGCGTTCGCAATGCCAGTCATTGTATCGGATTCGGCTCGTAATTATACCATGAATATCGCAACAACTTCAACCACCACTATCCTCTCAAATAGCTATTTCGTTATAAACAGAACGGGAGTTTACACTGGCGCCGCATCAGATAGCAACGTTCTACCAGATAATGGCATCACTTTCCAATCAAATGTCACTACCCTCACGAGCCCTTTTAGTTTAGCTTCAAATTTCACTTCAAATGGTGTTTCGAATCTGATTCAGTATACAGACGCTGGTCTGACTTTCAGTAGCACTGGAACGTATATGCTCACTGGAGCTATATGTACTAGAAATCAAGTCACGAGCCTCACATTCGGTCCAAAGACCTATCAGGTCAGTCTCGGTCTTTTGCCTCCTTACACGTTCCAGGTCCCACTCATAGTTTCAGATGTGAATGCGGTTTATCCAATTTCAGTCACAATCGATGGGTCAAGTGCTTCTCCTAATATTTTTTCAAATACATTCGTCTCCGTGTACCCCATCACATCCCCAGTTTCTTCAGTGGCACGACAGACCTATCCATACTATGATTCAGTCGGGACGTGGGCCATCAAGACTGCCGATCTCAAGATTGGTGGCCAAACCATCCAGTCTCTGACGGGCGAATTCATTGAGCTATGGAATGACCTTCACGTTCCATATGAAAATCAATCCGGACTCACAATCCTGACGGGAAAAAACGACACGAGCACCATCAACCCTCCAGGACGCACATACTACGTCAATTTACCCTTTTATTTCTACGGAAACCCGTCACTGTACCTGCCCCTTGTGGCGCTCGACAGACATGACGTGGAAGTCCACGTCACCTTCAGAAACTTCAACGAACTCACGGCTGTCAAGGTGGCGAACCCGACCATAGGCGCCACTATCATCGTCGACTACGTGTACCTCTCCGATCCTGAAATTCGATGGTTCCAACAGGCCAGACTCGACTACGTGATTACTCAGTGTCAATATCAGTCTATAGGTCTTTTGGCAGGGTTTCAGAATGCAGTTTTTAATTTAGATTTAAAGAATCCAGTGCGCGAAATGTTCTTTGTGGTTCAACCGACCAACCAGAACCCATATGATTACTCCAATAATGCGGTTCTGAGTTTCGGTCTCAGTTTCAACGGTCAGGAGCTGTTCACGACCGACACAACCGATGCTCTTTATACGGGTGATATAGAACCTTTCAACCATTACCCAAATTACCCTCAACGTTCATTTTTCATGTACGCCTTCACTGGCAATCCCACGTCCCCTAAACCCCATGGTCAAATCAATTTTAGTCGAATCAAGCAGATTCTCTTGACGCTCAATTGTGGTGGTCAACAATACCTTCCCGCCAAGGAACTCAGAATTTTGGGTGTAAATTACAATATTTTGAGAATTGCTGATGGCCTCGGGGGGTTGGCGTTCAACACTTGAGTCCTAATGGCGCCCACGGTGCCCTTGTTTTTTCTGCGAGGAGGCGCGGGACGCGCCGACGGAAAACAATGTTTTCCTTTATTAGATATGGCCTCACGTGCCAGTTTGGCCTTTTTAGGTCAGGAGGATATCGCACTCAGTTCAGATCCACAGGTTACATATTTTAAAGAAAAATATGAAGGTTCAAGCCTGTTTGCATCTCGGGTCGATAAGGTCCAGTTCGACAATGACGTTCTCGTCCTTGGCGGTGAGAACTTCGTCCAACTCCCGCGTTCCGGGGATCTCATTACTGAAATGTACCTCAAAATTTTCCCGCCACCGAGTCTGAAGGCCGTTGAGGTCGAGGAGTCCTTGGGGACCCTTTTAATAAGTCACATCGAGTTGTATATAGGTTCTACACTCATAGAGAGAATTTATGGAGAATTTATGGCCATGAAATACGATATAGAGGTTCCACAAGGGAAGCAACCGGCTCTCGCCGGGCTCATAGGCAAGGGGTCCAAGGTTTGCGCATCTTCATATACGGTTCCAATCCCTTTTTCACTTTTAGAAAAGGGGATTCCCTTGTGCGCCTTCAAGGAACCCGTTACGTTCCGGATCATCACAAACCCTTCCGCGTCTTTCACTGTACCACCCGTAACCATCAACGAACCTGTTCCGTCCTATCTCCACGTCGAGTACACCTACCTGGGCCAAAAGGAAATAGATTATATCCGCCGGACCCCTCAGATCCACCTCGTGGAGCAACTCCAGTTGGCGGAGTTCTCGTGCCCTTTGGGCGTCACGTCCGTCCGGTGCAACCTGGGATTCACAAACATCGTCAAGGAGCTCTTTTTTGTAGTACAAAACGATACTGCTCTTGCGTACGACTTTTTGGCCGATAATACAACAAATGTCCAGCAGATTGTGAATCTCGAGTTCTTCTTCAACTCGACCGAACGCATATCAACCGAGGTGGGGACGCCTCTTTTTTTGAGGGTCATCCAGGGTCTGGAATTTCACACCCGCGTTCCTGATTACTATTTCTACATGTACTCTTTCAGCCTAGATCCAGAGTCCAGGAGACCATCAGGCGGCGTGAACATGTCTCGAATTCAGAATCAAATTTTGAAATTAAATTTGAACTCGAGTGCTTCATCTAGATCCATCAGGGTCTATGCTACCAACTACAATTTCCTCCAGGTCGCCAACGGGAGTGCGACTATTTTGTTTTCGAATTTTCAGTAGGAGGAGAGTCGCGCAGCGACTCTTTGATCAAGGATGGGGAAGCCCTTCGGGCCGAGTCACTGCGTGACTTCTCTGTTCGAATTTTCAGTGAAAATTGGAGAAGAGTCAATGGATTCTTTGGCTCCACGTACGGGTGATGGAGATTTGGACACTTCAGCAATCCTTGAATCGGCTCTGGACATTTTCAGACCAGTCATGGAATCAGCAACCGTCCTGGCCGCACACTACGCCAAGGCGTGTGGACGGGACGTGGTCCTCCAGGAGGATATGAGAATCGGAATGATGTATGCCGCTCGGTATGTCACTGGACGCCAGATTGGCTCTTTGTTCCCTGAAATTTATGAGGAGGCGCCCGACTCACAGAGCGACTCTGACTCTTCAGGATCGTGGGAGACTGTGGACGACGAGGAGCTCGTGTGGACCCGCTATGAGGGTTCAGAGGATGATCAGGCCATAAAGATGAACGAGTGTGCGGACTCATGGGACGCATGGGAACCCCAGAACCCTTCAGAACGTGCGCTGAAAAATGCCATAGACAAACAGCGTGAAAATTAGATGACCTGGTGGGTCCAGGAAGATTCCGAGGAGGGCTTTGATCTCTCCAGGACAAAGCCCAAGTACTCGAACATACTTCGTGAGGAGGACTATGAGACGGAGGGAGACGACCCAGGTCCCCCAGGATTCGACACGGGTCCAGAAGAAAATTACGACCGGGAAACCCAGGTCGAAACCTGGGATCCTTGGGAACCGTCATATTTTTTTCGTATCCAATAATAAAAATGGCCGACATGCTTTCCGCTATCGCTCTCCAGCTCGAGTCCCAGTCCCTGAACTCCGTGGTGGCCGGCTTCGCCTTCGCCAGCGCCGTGGCGTGGATGGACGTTGTCCGCTGGATCATCTCCCAGGTGGTGCAGGTGGGCAAGAACGGTGGCCAGTACTACATCCTGTCCGCTCTGTTCACCACCCTGCTGGCCATCGTGGTGTTCATGGCGATCAAGGCCCTGGCTGTCAACGTGAAGATCAACGACCCCCAGCAGCCAGTGTACGCCGTGACCCGTGCGTAAATCAAATAAACTTGACGGGCGCTTGAGGAACCTGAACAGGCCCAGGGACGACCCCCGGACGGGGCCCAAACGTCTTCCATATGAAGATGCCTATCAGCGTCGCTAAAACCAACAAAAACCAAGGAATTTTAAACTTCTTTGACTCTTCCTTCGGCGGCGGAGGAAGCGCCAAAGTCATGGCGTCGATTATACGTTTCAGCTCCACATCCTGAAGGGGTGGTGGTGGTGGCAAGGTTCGTTCAGGTTCGGGCTTGACGTGAACTCTCAGGACGAAAGCGTTCGTGTCCCAGCCCCTAAAGTCCAGAAGCTTCCCGTCACGGTCAAACCAGCGGACCGTCAGGCGCTGCAGGACGTTTATGGGCTCTGGATATTCAACTGAAATTCGATAATCCTTATTCTCGTGAAAATTCTTGATACACGCCGAGCCCACATCCATGATGATAGGAGCAAAGGCTCTGTTTGCGTTCGACCCTGAAACCGTACCGGACGCCCCATCAAGCTTTCGAGCATCGATGTTATGAGGCGTCCTGAGCTCGTCGATGTCCAGGAACACATAGTCATTCAGGGAGAGATCGACGAGGGTCGTGGACCGTATGATGTACTTGCCAGTGTAAGCAGGGTCGAGAGCCGTTGCGAGGGTCGCTGCATAGGTTGTGGCGTTCGAGAGGCCCACGATCTTTGCGAATTCTTCACTCTGAATTGTGATTGAAAATGCTCCTGGGTTTGAGAAGGTGAATTTACCCTCGTCTGGAAGGTAGTCAAGGGTCACGAGAGCGTTCGAGGTTACAGCGGCCGCCATCCCGTAGGCTGAGTAAAAGCCGTTCCGGATGCTGATGACGTTGGCACCGATTGTGAAAATGCCGGTACCGTTTGAGATATTATACATGGTATTAGGCACACGAGCGCTGACGAGGTCCACACGTTCTATGTTCTTTATGGGCGTCGTCAGGTGGAGGACGTAACTGTCTCCGTGAGGGTACAGTGATTCGTCCCTGTTCAGTGAATCGGCAAACACGAGTCTCTCAGTTGCTGAACTGTAATTCATTCTAATTTATACAGGGAATATTTGAAGAAACCAAAAACATTTTGATACCACCGTGACATTATGGAAAAAAAATTTAGGATTGAAAATAAAAATTATTTTTTAAAATCACTCATATAGGTGGGTGTAACCACTAAGGTTAAAATGTTCACATGGTATCAGGGGGTGGGATGGCTTTCCAATAGCTGAGGTCCTTGATTGGTTCAGATCCGTATGTGAATGGATATTGTGCGACGGGAGTGGCCTCGACGCCATCCGGATCCAAGTACGCGTCTGGACGTCCACCCTCGGCATGATAAATTATACAGTTATTCATACCTGTTGGTCCATCTGGGTCCGTTCCCTCTGGAACAAATTGAATCATAGGACTTAAAGTGAGAACTTCTCTAACCCGGGCTTGAGTAGCTTCTTCTTCTGTTTTGAAATATCCAATTAACTTTCCGGATAAAGTGGCTTTCCATCGGTTTCTGCGAGCTACGAAACAAACGCCGACGCTCTTGGACGTCGTCTCGGATCGCTTAACCGTTCTGATATTCCTAGCAACTTTAATTAGATTTGAGTTTGTAAAATCAAGTGGATTTCCATTTGCATGAACCCATGGACCCTTACCACCCTTAATTATGTCCTGAAGATATACCCTTTTACCTGATGATGTGGCGAAAACCTGATTTGTTCGTGCATGCTGATACCACGTGTACATCGGGAGATTGCAATTTATTGAATCTCTGATATTCACTTGAGCAACATGCAGTACGGTCTTGATGCCATTCTCATATCGCCATATTGGTACAGTGTCCATCCTGATACCAGCTAAACATTTTATTTTGGCCGGTGCACCCCACCCTCCCCTTCCAAATATTTTTTAAAATTATTTATTTTTTCATTGTGAAATTAAAATCCCATGGTGTTACGATGGTATCAGCTGGATTGGTTTCAAGGTTTTTCCCTAAAGAGGAAGGGAGGAACTCTAAAAATTTCAAATTTGATGATAAAATTTCAAGAAGTTTGAAAAAGCTCATAGGGTATAGTATGACCAGTTGACCATGTTTTGGGTCTTCCTCCCTTCCTCTTTAGGGAAAAATCCCGTCATTTTTTAGTTTCGGAAAACAGTCTGGACATGATGGCACCCAAATATTTTTTAAAATTATTTATTTTTTCATTATGAAATGAAAATCCCATAGTGTTAAGATGGTATCAAAAATTTACTGGGGAGCCTCTGGCCACACGATATTGAAAGGGTCCGTCTGCGTCTCTGGGATCATACGAAGTAAATTGCGGTAGGTGGTCCATGCAGTCTGGTTGGCGACGGGGGCGTCTGCAAGTTGGGTCCAGTCACAAGCCGCCAAGAGTCGGTTGCGTTGTTCACGGACCGCATCCCATTGCTTCTCCGCGAGCCTGACTGGATCATTTTGAATTGAAATTGATCCGTCGGAATTCTTCACAGCCTGTGCAACCGTATAGTCAACATCGTGAGGTATAGGAACGTCCACACAGTGATCATTCACGTGGGGCGGCGTAGGAGCACTTGAGTAATAATTGTAATAAATAGCAAGGGTCTCGGAATCAACTTGAGCGAACAGAGACATCTATAATAAATTGAGAAAATCACCTGAATGGTGGGCCGGTGATCCACGTCACGAGCGACCGCCTGATCCCCTTGGTTACCGGGGTTACCCTGTGTCGTAGGTAGCTCGGAAAAATCATCATCGTCCCCTGATCCTTCTCAGCCACACAAATCTTGTCGCCATCTAGTGAAAATTGAAGCTCGCCTCCTTCATATTCACTCGGGTCCGACAGCTGGATGGAGACGCTCAATTTTCTACCACAATTAAGAGCGCCCTCACCGACGTCAAAGTGCCAGTCGTACCGTCCCTGGTAATCCTGGTGGTACTCGGTGTACTGGAGATTTTCAGTCAGACTTGAAATGTCAAAATTGTAAAACTCTTTGTTGCACTTGCCCACGAGTTCCATGATTTTTTGATATAAATCACCCCACTGCTCAGTCTTGGGGATCCAGTACACCTGACTTTTACGAACTTCAGTGTTTTTCCCGTCCTCCGTCAGACCTGGACCCAATTCAAAATTAAAATTGGTCAAAGCCTTGCACTCGTCGGGGCTAAAAGCGTTCACGAACCGGTAGTACTTGATGAGGTTCGGATTGGACCGTGCGAACATAAATTGAAGGGGGGGTGGCGGCGGGGCGGCAGCGGTCTGGAGATCGTGGACGTAATCTTTGTACGGCCCGTTGGCGTCCACGTAGTGAAGGAAAACCTGGATGTACTCGGTTCCCTTGAACGCTTTGCGGCTGTGCTCAATTTCACAACCCTTGTAGAGGCATCCGTCACCGGGCCTCAAATCCAGTGATCTCACACCCATGTAAATTGGCCACTTGTGGGTCTGGGACAGGTTCAGAGTCACGGAGTATTCGCAACTTGGGCGGTCCTTGTGGGGCGCGAGTGTATTCCCGTCCCGGTAAATGCGGCAATATGAGTATGTGGGTCTGAGCTGAATTCCAGCCGCTTCGGAAACCTTTTCACACAAGAGACCCAAGAGGGTATTGCACACTGGCAAACCATAAAACGTGGCGCTATTCGGAACTTGCGCGTCTGGTTTTCCACCAGGCTCATTCCGGATACGCCGAGCAATTTTCTCCGCCTCATCTGGATCTATGAGGCCTTTGAGAACTTTATAGAGTCCTCTCATTGATTATTTTAGGATCTAAATTCTTTAAAATACAATTACACGGACCGCTCCGCGCCCGCCATCGCCGCCGTTAAATGACGGTGCTGTACCCCCCCCAGCGCCACCCCCGCCACCGCCACCGTATGGACTTCCTGGTGATGCGTTGGCACCGGGAGACCTTCCTCCCGTGCCACCCGTTCCTCCATAAACACTCGTGCCTCCAGGGTAAACTGACGGGGCGGGTGCACCGGTAACGACGCCTCCTCCCCCACCGCCACCTCCATAAATACTATTGCCAGCCTGTGTCACAGACGTTCCACCGATACCACCACCTCCACCTCCATAAATTATACCCGGAGTCGCTGCAGTCGTTGGTGTGCCTCCCGCACCCCCTCCTGTCGCACCCGAAACTCCAGGACCTGGAGCGCCTCCAACACCGGCCCCAGTCATCCCGCCGCCACCTCCTCCGCCAGATGTCGGTGACGGGAATCCCCCGGCCCCACCCCCACCACCGTATCCTATAACTTTCGTCGAATCAAATGTAGAACTACCTCCTGCACCACCTGCACCAGCAGGCGCATTTCCATTCGAACCACCCGCACCAACAACAACGACAACCGGCCCCGGAAAGCTCATTAATGGGAATATATTTGAAGAATATCCGCCACCCCCGCCACCTCGACCAACTGATGGAGCGGTCGTACCAGGCGTTCCGCCACCTCCACCCCCTCCCCCGCCCCAGCACTCAACCAGAACCATATTTCCATTGGCTGGTTTCACCCAAGTTGCGGGACCTGCCGTCGTAAAAACCTGAATATTCGCAACTCCATTTGAAGATCCTGTAAATATCGCACCTGATAAAACTTTATTCGTCAAATCAATAGTCTCTGCCATCTATATTACTATTAGAAAACAGTAATTCTCACAAATCCCGCGGCTCCCGAGCCTGATGGACCGTTAACATCCCCGCCCCCGCCACCTCCGCCACCTGGAAAAGTACCCGCAGAACCGGCTGTACCTGGTCCTGGGGCCCCACCTGCTCCACCCGATCCACCAAAAATACTACCCCCTGCGGCGTTGCTTTTGCCGCCACCACCACCACCGCCCCAAACACTGCCCCCTCCACTATTGTTGCGGCCCCCACCCCCCCCTCCTCCAAAAAAAGTACCGGCACCGCCCGGAGATGCGCCCGCCCCCTGTGTAGGAGCTGCTGTTGGTCCGGCCATTCCTCCACCTACGCCACCATTAGTACCCGACCCACCTTTCCCCCCGTATGCCACAATTACATTTGAGGTACCGTTCCATACATTAGAATCACCTCCGTTCGTCGCCGGAGTGCCCCCCACACCAATCGTAACGCCAAGTGTTGATGGTAAAGGTGCCGTGTTTGACCAATATTGTACATATGCACCTCCACCCCCTCCAGCCCCGCCAGTAGGAGAAGCGGACCCACCCCCTCCGCCCCCCCAAGCCTCGAACAAAATCACCACCCCCACTGAAGGTTTCGTCCAAGTCCCTGGACTCGTGAATGTCTGAACATTACTCGCAGAGTTTCCAAAAATTCCTGTGAATTCATTTATATTAATCGTCGTCGTTGGGCTGAAATAAAAGGTTTCGGTAGCCATCTAATCTTAATTTAGAAAGTAATAATCCGGACTCGCCCCGAACCTCCTGAACCTCCTGTACCTCCTTGTGAACCCGCACCACCCCCACCGAGTGCCGATCCTGGCGTTCCTGGCGTTCCAACTGGATTTGCAGCGCCTCCCGATCCTCCAAAAACGCTCGCACCTGCAGTTCTTAGCACAGCAGTTCCGGAAATGCCACCTCCGCCTGCGCCGCCGTAAACTGAAGAGCCTCCGACTGTGGAGCCACTGCCTTGCGACCCGCCACCGCCGCCAAATATTATACCATCCGTCGCGATGGCCCCACCAACCGAACCGGAATTCACCGAGTCCATACCACCTCCGGTGGTGACGGCGGGGCCGGTGCCGTAACCAGTCACCGTCGTTCCTGGAGCCGCTCCGGTGATTGGCCCGAAGGTTGAATTTCCTCCATTGGTTCCGGCCGTCCCACCCGCGCCAACTGATACATCAACCGTCGAAGCCGTCACCGAACTCAAAGGAAGGATAATATAACTATAGCCGCCCCCCCCTCCCCCGTTTGCAGCTGAACTAGGGGAACTGACCCCACCCCCTCCGCCGCCTATACACTCTATACGAATCCAGTTCGCGCCAGTTGGTTTTGTCCACGTGTACGGAGACGGCGTGCCGGCGACTGGAGCGTAGTAATCTGTGATTGTTGCGAACGGCCCGGCGGCGCCGGTGTATGTTCCATTTGACAAGTTGGCGTTTTGATAAACTATTGTAGCATCAGCCATTTACTAGTACTTGTTAAAAAAAGGGCTTTGGCAAAACTCGCGCGGTGCTGGAACCAATGTGTTTATTACGCCGACGTTTGTGGAAGAAAGTGGACTGAACACGACGCGGCCGTCTGGAATAAGTATGGACCCAAAGAACTTTCCGGTGGTGGCGTGAACTGCCGTACTGTTCGAGTATGTGACCGCCACTGGATCATACATACCAACGTTCGAAATGTCTGTTGGGCAGAAAATCACGTTGCCAGATGGCAAAAGAGTCCCGCCCTGGAACCAATTTTGGGAAACAACCGAAGTCATTGTAATGTTCGAGAGGCCACCAGCGCCTATTGGGTTCGAGACGAAGGTTGGGTTATAGGTCATAACGTTCGTACCCGTTGAAGGCGGGAAAACGACATTGCCATTCGGCGTCAGAACCGCCGTTTCCCACGTGTAAGTTGTTCCTACAGGTCCCACATTCGTGAAACCCGCGGTAGTCATCGAATACGTGTTGTACATTCCGATATTTCCAGAAGCAATGGGCGCCATAACCAGATTGCCGTTAGGTAGCAGCGCTCCAGCACCGAAAAGACTGGAGTTCTGCGCCGCAATAGGTCCCACATTAGTCATAACGAGCGTTGTCGGGTTGAAATGCCCAATATTCGCAGAGTCTCTTGGCACCATAATCACGTTTCCAGTTGGGCCGAGGACGCCCCCCTGAAACTTCAGGTTACCAGCCGCATTGACCTGGACGTTAGAATACTGGTAAGAAATCGGGTTGAACAGACCCACATTGGACAGATTCCAAGGAATGAACACGACGTTTCCGTTGGGCACCACGACGCCGCCTCTGAACTTGTTGGTCGTGGCTGGGAGACCAGTGGGACTGACAGTTGAGAACAGACCAGTTCCTGGATTGAAGAAACCAATGTTCGAAGCGTTTTGTGGTACGAAAAGTACGCGGCCGTCTGGGAGCAGAACTGGCCCTCCGTACTCTGAAGTGCCTTGTGGACCCGATGCGATATTTCCATAGACTGGGACATTGCTTGTGGCCCACCACGACTTTGATGGTTGTCCGGCTGCGTTACACGTGGCTGAAATCCACGCCTGGATTGTCGCTGCATTGGACGAACTGGGGGTCAAAAAGGGCCCACGTTTCGTTATGTCCTCGTTATATGTGATTGCGCCAGTCGCGCTGACATTGGTGGCTGTCAAAGCATTTGAAACGAACACATTTCCCTGGACGTAAAGATTTGGTCCCAGGGGGGGCGGCGGCGCGCCTATACCGACGTTGGATGTGACGACAAGGGTCAAGAGATTTGTGGTTCCAGTGATGTTCAGGGCCGGTGCGAAAATAGATGAGGCGTTGAGCGTGGTTACGTTAGTCGCCGCAAGGTTCGACGTTCCAGTGACGTTCATGGTCGTCGCAAAGAGACTGACCGCATTCATCACAAGGGCATTACCGCTCGTGTAGACGTTGAGGGCCGCGATGTTCGCGAGGGTCTGAACCGTCATATTGGTTGCGTTGAGGGTGGTTACATTGGTTGTGGAAAGGTTCGAGAATCCCGTAACGTTTAGGGTGCTTCCGAAAATAGATGCGGCGTTTATGGTGGTTGCGTTAGTGGAGGACAGATTGGAGGTTCCTGTGATGTTCATGGCCGTTCCAAAAATCGAGGCGGCGTTCAGGGTGGTTGCGTTGGTTGTTGAAAGATTGGAGATTCCAGTGACGTTCAGGGACGTTCCGAAAATTGATGCGGCGTTTATGGTGCTCAAGTTCATAGATGACAGATTGGAGATTCCCGTGACGTTCAGGGTCGTCGCAAAGAGACCGGCCGCATTCATCACAAGGGCATTACCGCTCGTGTAGACGTTCAAGGTTGCGATATTCGCGAGGGTTTGGACCGTCATATTGGTTGCGTTGGCGGTGGCGGTGTTGAGGGTGGTTACATTGGTTGTGGAAAGGTTCGAGGCCCCATTGACGTTTAGGGTGCTTCCGAAAATAGAGGTGGCGTTCAGGGTGGTTGCGTTGGTTGTGGAAAGGTTAGAGGCCCCAGTGACGTTTAGGGTGCTTCCGAAAATAGAGGTGGCGTTCAGGGTGGTTGCGTTGGTTGTGGACAGATTTGAGATTCCAGTGACGTTCATGGACGTTCCAAAAATTGATGGGACATTAAGCGTTGCGATATTGGCAGTAAAGAGGTTAGAGGTTCCGGTGACGTTCATGGTCGTCGCAAAGAGACCGGCCGCATTCATCACAAGGGCATTACCGCTCGTATAGACGTTCAAGGTTGCGATATTCGCGAGGGTCCGAACCGTCATATTGGTTGCGTTGGCGCTGGCGGCGTTGAGGGTGGTTACATTGGTTGTGGAAAGGTTCGAGATTCCCGTGACGTTTAGGGTGCTTCCAAAAATCGAGGCGGCGTTCAGGGTGGTTGCGTTGGTTGTGGAAAGGTTAGAGGCCCCAGTGACGTTTAGGGTGCTTCCGAAAATAGAGGCGGCGTTCAGCGTGGTTGCGTTGGTTGTGGACAGATTTGAGATTCCAGTGACGTTCAGGGACGTTCCGAAAATTGATGCGGCGTTTATGGTGCTCAAGTTCATAGATGACAGATTGGAGGTTCCGGTGACGTTCAGGGTCGTTCCGAAAATTGAAGTACCGTTGAGCGTGGTTACGTTGGTGGAGGACAGATTGGAGGTTCCGGCGATGTTCAGGGCAGTTCCGAAAAACGATGGGACGTTAAGCGTTGCGATATTTGCAGTAAAGAGGTTCGAGGCCCCAGTGACGTTTAGGGTGCTTCCGAAAAGTGAAGTACCGTTGAGCGTGGTTACGTTGGTGGAGGACAGATTGGAGGTTCCGGTGATATTCAGGGCGGTTCCAAAAAACGATGGGACGTTAAGAGTTGCGATATTGGCAGTAAAGAGGTTCGAGACCCCGGTGACGTTCAGGGCCGTTCCGAAAATTGAAGTACCGTTGAGCGTGGTTACGTTGGTTGAGGACAGATTGGAGGTTCCGGTGACGTTCAGGGCCGTTCCGAAAATTGACGGGACATTAAGAGTTGCGATATTCGCAGTAAAGAGGTTCGAGGTGCCTGTCGCGTTGAGAGTCGTGGCGAAGAGACTGGCGGCGTTCATGATTATGGCATTGGCGCTCGTGTACACGTTCAGGGTCGCGATGTTCGCGAGGGTCTGGACTGTCATGTTTGTCGTGTTGGCGGCGGCGGTATTGAGGGTCGTCCTTATATTGGCGGTGGAGAGGTTAGAGGTGCCCGTGACGTTCAAATTTGTTCCAAAAATAGAAGCGGCATTTATTATTGTTGCGATATTTGCACTCGAGAGGTTGGACGTTCCAGTTACGTTCAAGGTTGGGATGGAAAAAGCAGATGATACATTGAGGGTGGTTATATTGGTCGTGGAGAGATTGGAGGCTCCAGCAATGTTCAGATCCGAGAGTAAAATAGTCGACACAATAAGTGTTGCTATATTCGCAATAAAGAGGTTGGAGGCTCCCGTGACGTTCAAGGCTGGGAGGAAAGAGGCCGATGATACGTTGAGGGTTGTTACGTTGGTCGTAGAGAGGTTAGATGTTCCGCTGACGTTCAGGGCTGCTCCGAAAATTGAGGCGCCGTTTATGGTGGTTGCATTGATCGTCACAAGGTTCGAGGATCCGGTGACGTTCATGGCCGTCGCAAAGAGACCGGCCGCATTCATCACAAGGGCATTACCGCTCGTGTAGACGTTGAGGGTCGCGATGTTCGCGAGGGTCTGAACCGTCATATTCGTCACATTGGCGGCGGCGGCGTTGATGGTGGTTACGTTGGTAGTTGAGAGGTTAGAGGTGCTCGTGATGTTCAGGGCCGTACCGAAAATTGAGGCGGCGTTCAGGGTGGTTACGTTGGTAGCGAAGAGATTGGATGTTCCTGTAACGTTTAGGGCGCTTCCAAAAATAGAAGCACCGTTGAGAGTCGTCGCGTTGATGGTTGAAAGATTAGAGGTTCCAGTGACGTTGAGGGAGGTTCCTAAAATTGATGGAACATTCAGTGTTGCAATATTGGCACTAAAGAGGTTGGA